CACGACAAAAGAGAATTTTTAGCACATAAAATAAATTTAACATATGCCTTTTAAAAATAATAAGTGTAATTGACGAAGGAGTGTGAAAAAATGGCACGAAAAAGTGTAAAAAAGTCACTGATAAACCAGCTTAAAGCTAAGAACGCAAACATTGATGCTTTCACCGCACTTGTAGACGATTACGCAGCGTTAAATGAGATCTGCACAGATCTGAAGAGGGATATCAAGGAACGTGGCACACTTGTCCGGGATGTCACTTGCACCGGCCGTGAAGTGACAAAACCTAATCCTTCGATAAAGGAGCTTAGAGACAATCAAAAAGCTATGCTTGCCATTCTCAAGCAGCTTGGCCTTGACACTGATACGGTTCGGGTGAATACCGACGATGACGAATTGTAATGAAATCGATGATTATATCAAGCTTGTCCGCTCGGGAAAATACAAGTCATGCAAAGAGCAGTATCTCTTGTGTGATTACGTCGAGGAGACATTTCTATCTGAGGATCTGATAGTAGACAAAGAGCAGCTGAGGAAGTACTTAAGTTATCAAAAATACTTTCCTTTTAAGCTCTTTGAGTGGGAAAAATTCTGCTTTGCATTGCACAACTGTGTATATACCACAGACGGAAGGCTTCGCTGGCCGCTGCTCTTCATCTACGTTGGACGAGGAGCAGGCAAAAACGGCTACTTAGGTTTTGAGGATTTCTGCTTGCTGACAAAGACCAACGGCGTGCAGCAGTATGATATTGACATATTTGCTACAGCCGAGGAGCAGGCGAAGACTTCGTGGGATGATGTTTATAACGTCCTTGAAAATAATGCTGATCGTATGGGAAAGCATTTCAAGTGGACAAAAGAACTTATAACCTGCACAGATACGGATTCAAATTTTAGATTCCGCACAGCAAATGCTAAGACTAAAGACGGAGGCAGGCCTGGAAAGGTTGACTTTGACGAAATACACGCCTATGAAAACTATACGCTGATAGACGTTGCTACGACCGGAACCGGCAAAAAAAAGTTCCCAAGAAGAACGTATATCTCTACAGATGGCAACGTCAGAGAAGGACCTTTAGATCAGATGAAGGAAAAAGGGCTAAATATTCTGCATAGAGAGATACCTGATAACGGCATGCTGTCGTTTATATGCCGTCTCGATAATGAGGATGAAGTGCATGATAAAAGCAACTGGACAAAGCCTAATCCTTCACTGCCTTATCTTCCAGATCTTATGCAGGAAATGGAACTCGAATATTACGACTACTCTCTCAACCCGGCGGCGAACGTGTCATTCATGACAAAGCGTATGAATCTGCCGCCAAGAGTGCGTGAGAATGAAGTAACGTCATGGGAAAACATTCTTGCAACAAATCAGCCTATCGAAGAATCCGAGATATTCGGACGGCCATGTGTAGCCGGCATAGACTACATGAAAACAAACGACTTTCTCGGAGCAGGCTTGCTCTGGAGGGTTGGTAACAAAGATTACTGGATATCACATACATGGATATGCAGTCAATCAGCAGATCTAAAACGGATCAAGCCTCCGCTCAGGCAATGGGAAGTGGAAGGGCATGTAACCTTTGTTGATGCTGCTGAAATTCCTCCTGAGCTGCCGTGCTTGTGGTTAGAAAACGAAGCGAGAAAACGCAACGCACAGATCCTTATGATAGCAATCGACGATTACCGCTATCAGCTGCTTAAGAATTCATTGCTGGAAATCAACTTCTCAGCTGATAAGGAATACGGCAACGTATACCGCATCAGGCCGAGTGATGAAATGCGAAGAGTTCCTTTGATTACAAGTGGATTCGTCAATAATCGTTTTGTTTGGGGTGATTCGCCGGTCATGCGGTGGATGTGTAATAACAGCAAAACAGAAACAAGCACAAAAGGCAATATTACCTACGGAAAGATCGAACCAAAATCAAGAAAAACAGATACTTTCAAGGCATTTGTAGCAGCTGAGTGCGTATCTGATATTCTTGATAGTTATCAGAGTACTATCGGTGTTGATGTGCTCGATGTAGGAGTATTTTCATACTAAGAAAGAGGGTGGTAGAAATCAAAATAACAAACTGGCTCGGTGGCCTCTTTCGGCGGAACGTCAGCGGAGAGATCAACGTCGATACATATCATGCAGATGCTAAGACCGGCATAGCAATCGAAGCATTCGCCCTCTTCACAACAATCGAAATGATAGCCGGGCTTGTATCAAAGTGCGAATTTAAAACCTATGACCAGGGCGAAGAAATAAGACGGCATGAGTGGGTTAATCTTAACTATAGGCCGAACAAAAAGCAAAATGCTACACAGTTCTGGCAGGAGCTCGTGTGTAAGCTTTTGTATCATCGTGAGTGCTTAGTTATTCCATACGGCACAGAAAAAATAATAGCCGATAGTTTTCAGAAAGATGATAAGCTCAACGATATTATTTTTTCAAATGTTCAGCGTGGAGATCATCAGTTCAGCCGGGCTTTCGGCATAGATGATGTGTATTACTTCCGGTATTCAAATAATGATGTCCAAGGAATAATAGACAACATCTTCGGAATGTACCAAGGGCTTATCAAGAGTGCTCAAGAAAAATACATCAAAGCCGGCAAAGAAAAAGGAGTGCTCAACATCGCTGCTAAGGCACAGGGAGATCCTAAGTTTGAAGAGCGTTTCAAAAAGCTTATGGGCGACTATTTCAAGAGCTATTTTGACAGCTCTTTGAATAGCGTACTCCCATTATTCGAGGGGTACAGTTACAATGCACAGAACAGCCAGAGTTCAAAGTACACAAACGATGTATCTGATATCAAGAATCTTATGGATGAAGCACTATCACGAGCAGCTCAGGCGTTCAAGATACCTCCGGCGCTGATTCGTGGAGATGTTGCAGGCATAGCAGATGCATATGACATAATGCTCACAAACTGCATAGATGTTATTACAAACCTGATATCCGAAGAACTGACCAGCAAGCAGTTTTCTCCGATTGAGATTATTCATGGCTGTACAATCGAAGCAGATACATCAGCTATCAAGCATATTGATATATTCGATATCGCAGATAAGGTGGATAAGCTGATAGCCTGTGGATTCTACAGCGTGGATGAAACCAGAGAAAAAGCCGGCGATCATGCTATCGGACAAGAATGGTCACAGCAGCACTATATGACAAAGAATTACACGACAGCCGATATGGCTGCGAAAGGTGGTGGGAACGAATGACACGATTCTGGGAGATAAAACAGCAGGCAAGCGAACCGGAAACACTTGACTTATATATCTATTCTGCGGTGCAGGGTGATGGATATGACTGGTTGACCGGTGAGAAAATCGAATCTGAAACGTCCGCTGAGTATTTCCGACAGGAGCTTGACAAGCACAAGAACGCAAAGCAGATCAACGTATATATCAATTCTCTTGGTGGCTCAGTGATGGAAGGTGTGGGGATCTACAACCAGCTCAGGAGACATCCTGCGAATGTAACAGCATATATAGACGGCTTTGCTTGCTCAATAGCCTCTGTGATAGCAATGGCAGCAGACAAGATCATAATGCCAAGGAACGCAGTAATGATGATTCACAATGCTTGGACAATAACCATGGGCAACAGCAAAGAACTGCGAAAAGCGGCTGATGATCTGGATGTTCTCAACGAGGCATCAAGGCAGGCTTATCTCGTTAAGGCTGGCGAAAAGCTAACAGAAGAAAAGCTGATAGAAATGCTTGAAGCCGAGACATATCTCACAGCAGAGCAGTGCATGGAATACGGCCTTGCTGATGAATACTCCGAAAAGGATATCAATATCGAAGCAGCCAAGCAGGCATTACAATCTGCAAAGGACACAGGTATCAAGCAGTATGCAAACATGATTGAGAGAGCATGTGCAGCTGTAGATAAGGTTGAACTTAAAACTGCCGGACCTGAACCGGCAAAGCCGAATATAGCCGACAGTTTTATGAAATTTTTCAAGTAATGAAAGGAAAGTGAAAAGACATGAGTATTAAGAACCTCGATTTGCTCCAGCAGGAGAAGCAGGACATCCTGACAAAGCTCTCAGAGAGCGTTAAGAGCCAGGACACAGATGCTATGACATCTGCTATGAATGAATGGCAGCAGTTTGTAGAGGAACGCGTAATGGAGCAGGCTACAGGTGTAGTTGAAGCGACAGACCGCACAATTCTCGCTGCTCGTGGTGTAAGACAGCTCACCACAGAGGAGACTAAGTTCTATAACGAGCTTATTTCCAGCGCAAAGCAGGAAGGTGTGATTACAAATATCACATCTGCTCTTCCGCTCACTGTTATTGACAGTGTAATGGATGATATCCGCAAGGAACATCCGCTCCTTGACCTGATTGACTTCACAAATACCGGAGCTGCTATCAAGTGGGTGCTCAACAATCAGGCTGGACAGTCTGCAACATGGGACGAACTGAACACTGCAATCAGCACAAAGCTCAGCGGTGCTATTGAAGTCGTAGATATGACATTCTGCAAGCTGACTGCATATATGTATTGCACACAGGATATGCTTGACCTCGGTCCGCAGTGGGTGGATCAGTACTGCCGCAGCGTACTTGCTGAGGCTATTGCAGTAGGCCTTGAGACAGCTATAGTTGACGGTAACGGACTTAAGCAGCCGGTTGGCATGACAAGAAACTTCACAGGCTCTTTCAACCAGTCTACAGGCTATGCAAGAAAGTCTGCAACATCCGTAACAACACTTGATCCTGCATCTTATGGCGCTCTCCTTGCAGATCTTGCTAAGGATAAGCTCAACGAACCAAGAGCAATCAGCAGAGTTATTTTCATCTGTAATCCTGCCGACTACTTCACAAAGGTAATGCCTGCAACTACTATCCTCACTCAGGGCGGACAGTATATGCATGATGTTCTTCCTTTCCCGACTGATATCGTGCAGTCTGTTGCAGTGCCTTCCGGCAAGGCTGTTCTTGGTATTGCTAAGAACTACTTCATGGGACTTGGCACAGGTAAGGGCGGCAAGCTTGAATATTCTGACGACTATAAGTTTGTCGAGGATCTCAGAACATACAAGACAAAGCTCTACGGCAACGGCAGACCGAAGGACATCAACAGCTTCCTCTATCTTGATATTTCCGGACTTACACCGCTTCGCTTCTCCTATGATGCGAATGTGAGCGGTGAAATTGAGAATACTCCTCAGACAACTTAAGGAGTGAGATAAATGCTGCTGGACGAGCTTAAGAACTACCTCGATATAACATGGACCGATCAGGCCACAGATGATAAGCTCACCGGCATACTGGACAGAGCGGAGGCGATTCTCCGCTCTTATGCCGGTAAAGCTCTTGACTACTCTTTGAACCCGGAAGAAAAGCAATTGCTTTTCGATCTCTGCCGATATA